GACAAAGAGAGAGCTTGATACACGCTTGTCATTAGTAAGAAATACTCTTGGAAAACTAGAGGATAATCAGCCTCGCCGCCGGACAATGACCCTGCGTTATCCGTACAGAACGTAATGTGCGTAGGTACAGTACGTGACCCGAGGACTGAGAAAAGGCGTGTGGTAATTTCATTGTGCCGATGTGCGGCAACACCTCCATACGACGTAGGAAGAAGTGCAGCGAGCGATTTCAGCGACCACGGCGATCTGCTTCCGATAATTTCATCGATGATTTTCTCAAGGTTATGATCAGCATGGAGTTCTGATGACGTTAACACCAGAGACTTAATATCTGAGAATGTGCTAGAAGTAGATGTAATCTTGTAACCATGATCACTAACCTTTTGTTTTGTCTGAGTACCGAAGTTTGGCGGGTAGCTTCCGGAAGTTGAGACCAAGTCACATAGATTGGAACGCGTCGAAGCGCTGATAGTCGGAAATCTTGAGAGTTGCGTCGTCATGCCGTAATCGAGCGGACAGTAGACTCCGATATTCTCATGCTTTACCGTAGGACCCCAGAATGATCGAAGAATGGTGCAGCACTCGAAAGCTGATTTGACACACCTATGATGAGTAGGAATCCTGTGGGCAAGTTCGTAACGTTTTAACACGTTTCGCACCAGTGTGATATTACCAGCAGTGATGTTGCTGATGAAGTTCGGGTTTCCTGTCAGGCCCGTTATGGTTCGGGTCATAGTGAATCTGGATATCATCGCGTCTCGAACGCCAGCTGGGCTATACGAATAAATATCAGACATGATCTGCGGATAGAGAGGACTGGTGGCCGATAGTGTTTGAAGCAGAGCGTCTCCCGAATTCATCGTCGATCCGTTGATTATCTGATAGATCTCTTCGTTTTTGGTCAGTCCAGGCAATGCGGCCTCAACAGCTTCGCGAATGAGTCGAGATTGATCCTTTGGTCTGATAATAGGGATCGATTTCGGATCGAGAATGAGTTGGGTTAGGTCTGGAGTTTTTGGACTGTACGTTCGATCAAGTAGCAGCTTGAAATCATTCGCCAGTACACGCTCAGTGACTCCTAGTCGTTTGTATGCGGCGACGTCCCAACTTAAGTCATCCACCTCGCCTTTCATGAAGATACGGCCCCAAGACTGGTGAGGCAGACCGCCTAATGATCCAGGTAAGAGTACACTGAATTTGAAAATCTCGGCATTGCGTTTCAATTCGCCGAGTATGTACCATTCGCGTTGATGTACCAGACTATTCCTTCGAAGGGACAACATTTGAGCAATTTTGAAAGATCGCCAAAACAATGCAATTGCCGTTCGTGATACTGTATCTGCACATGAGACAGCCGTCGCATTGATAGCAGAAACTTCCTTAGCCAATGATGGTACGTCAGAATCAGCGACAGACATCGTACGTGAGGAGAATTTCAAGTTGTAGAGAATGTGGACGCC